CGGTCAAGGCAAGCCCCCTGGTCAGCCGGGCCCTGGATATCGCAGGCGAGGGCGGCGAGGAGGCGCTTTCCACCGTCCTAACCCCCTATTTGCAGCGGGCCATTTATGACCCGGACGCCCCCAACGCCACGCCGGAGGAGATTGCACAGAGCGCGCTCATGGGCGCCGTGGCCGCCGGAGTGCTCCAGGGCGGCCTGGAGCTTCCGGGGACAATCTCGGATATCTATTCCACCCGGCGCAGCATTGGTTCCAACGCGGAGATCGCGGCCAGGGCCGGGGAACGGTTGAGTACGCCCGCTTACCGAGATGTGGCGGACAACCCGATCGCCACAATGCTCCCCACCGGGGAAGAGGCGCTGGCCGGAAAGCGGGTCTATTTGCCCGGCTCCCCCGCCTACCAGCGCAGCGCCGTTGACAATCCGTCCGGGGCGGTCTATGATGGAGGCACACAAAATATTCGAACAGGAGGCGTGAATGATGGCGGAAGAGAAACGGCAGCTCCCGAACTTCAAGGAGTTTATGCAGCAGATGTACGGGGCGGAGATCAGAGAACTTACACCGGAGGAGAAGGAGCATCTTCACAAACTGATGGAGGAAAGAGCCAAGAAACATCTGAATGGGCAAAGGGACACCTGATTGAAACTCCAACACCGGCGGCCAGACGAGTGCTATCCTCTGCGAAGCAGTATGCTCCGGATGTGTTTGTTGTAGATGACGCTACAATAAAATCCAAAAACCCGAGTGCATGGGCGCTTACAAGCGGCGGAAAAATCTATATTTCAGATGCGGTTCCCGAAAATCTGGCAGATGTGATTGGATATCACGAATCGGTTCACGCCTTGAAGCAGCGCGGTAGTCAGCAGTACAACAGCTTTATGAATCAAATTGGAGAGCGGCTGAATTACGGGGAAGATGCGGATCAAGTCCTTGGAATTATCCTCCAAAGCAGACTCAAAGGAAAGAGTATTCTGGATTTGACGATGGATGAACTGGACACCGCATACGATGAACTGAACGCGGTTATTTGGGGCTACCATAAGGCAGACCCGGAGAACGCCCGTGCGCAGTTTTCCGGGGCGTTCCAGGATTACGATGCGTACATCCAAGAGCTGGATACCATCATGGAAGGTGCGAGGCAGCCAGTGGAGAACCAGACTGGCGTCGGGCCGGCCCAGGCGCATGGCCCGGAGAGCTCGGTGGGCGCGGCGCGGAAGGGTTTCGACCCCTGGTCGGAGTTCCAGGGCACCAAGAGCGAGTTCTTCCCCGAAGGGGCCAACGCGGCCCGTCCGGTGGACGTGCCGACCACAGACCCCCAGGGCCGCCGCATCCGCAAGACCGCCTCCACCGCCATGGGGGCAAAAGCCATCCCTGACGAGGTGGTGGGGGACATCCAGAACATGGTGCTGCGCGGGGAGTTGTCCTATGACAGAGTGAGCGATAAGTCGTCGATAAACCGGGCAATCAGAACTATAAAGGAAAAGGAATTTTGGGGTGCACTTGAGGAGTTTCGAAACTCGGTGAGCAAGGGCGTCGTGTCCAAAGACATCGCTACCCTGGGCCAGCAGCTTCTCATCAACGCCGCCAACGCGGGAGACGGGAAGGCCACGGCGGAGCTGCTTTCCCTCTACGCGCAGATGGAGACCACCGCCGGTCAGGCGGTACAGGCGGCCTCCATCCTGCGCAAGCTGGCTCCCAGTGACCAGCTTTACGCCGCCAAGCGCGTGGTGAGCGAGCTGGAAAAGACCATCCAGAAAAACTACAAGGATTTGGAGATCACCATTGACCCGTCGTTGATTGAGGAGTTCAACCAGCAGACCGACCAGGCGGGCCGGGACGCGGTGCTGGACAAAATCTATCAGAACGTGGCTGACCAGGTGCCCGCCAAATGGAAGGATAAGTGGAACGCCTGGCGGTATATGGCGATGCTCTTTAACCCAAGGACGCACATCCGAAACATCGTGGGCAACGTCGGATTCCAGCCGCTGCGCTGGACAAAGGACCGGGTGGCGGCAACCATCGAGGCGGGGGTCTCCAAGGTCAGCGGCGGAAGGCTGGGACGCACCAAGTCGTTCGCGGCCAATCCCGCGCTCTATAAGGCGGCGTGGGCCGATTGGTCAAACGTGCGGGACGTGCTTTCCGGGAACAAGTATGACGACATTCGAACGGAAATCAACAGCCGCCGCCGTATTTTCCGCACCGCCCCTCTGGAGGCGGGCCGCAAGATAAACTCCTGGGCCCTGGAGGCGGAGGACGCCATTTTCAAGCGTATCACCTACGCCGACGCTTTGGCCGGCTATCTCCAGTCCAACGGCGTGACGGCGGAGCAGATGCGGAACAACACGGTGGACACGCAGCTTCTCAGCCGGGCGCGGGACTACGCGGGGCGGGAGGCACTGAAGGCCACCTATCAGGATCGGAACAAGGTGTCGGACAAGGTGGTGCAGATCGCCCGCGCCCTGGGGCCCGCCGGTGAGGCCGTCCTGCCCTTCAAGCGCACCCCGGCCAATATCCTGGTGCGGGGCATGGAGTACAGCCCGGCTGGGCTGGCAAAGACCCTGACCTACGATCTGATACAGGTAAAGCGCGGCAAGCTGACGGGAGCAGAGGCCATCGACCACATCGCCTCCGGACTCACCGGCTCGGGTCTCATGGCGCTGGGCGCGTACCTGTTCGCCCAGGGGATTGTCACCAGCGGCGGTGGGGACGACGAGGGGCAGGACACCCTCAACGATCTGACAGGTGTTCAGAATTACGCGCTGAACCTGCCCGGCGGCGGAAACGTCACGCTGGACTGGCTGGCCCCGGAGGCCCTGCCCTTCTTCATGGGCGTGGAGCTGATGGATTCCGCGGGGCAGGGAGGAAGCACGGCGGAGAGTATTTCCACCGCCCTGAAATCCATCTCCGACCCCATGCTGGAACTGTCCATGCTCCAGTCCCTCAACGATGTAATTGACAGTGTTTCCTTCTCGGAGAACAAGCTGGGGGCGCTGGTTTCTTCCGCGCTGGTCAGCTACTTCACGCAGCCAATCCCCACCTTTGGCGGACAGATTGAGCGCTCCGCCGAGGACGTGCGCATGACCACCTACACCGACAAGAACCTGCGGTTGCCAACCGATCTCCAGTATGCCATTGGCCGGGCCAGCGCCAGGATACCCGGATGGGACTACCAGCAGATGCCCTACATCGACGCATGGGGCAGGGAGGACAGCAGCGGGCCCCTCTGGTTGCGCATGGCAAACAATTTCCTCAATCCGGCCTATACCTCCAACAAGCAGGTGACGCCGGTGGACGAGGAGATACAGAGGATTTATGACCAGACAGGAGACGCCTCAGTGGTTCCCCAGCGGCCGGAACGCTACATCACCGTGGACGGGGAACGGATTGACCTGAGCAAGGAGAAATACGAGCAGTACGCCACCAAGCGGGGTCAGATGCAGTTTGAAATGCTGGGGAACATCATAGACAACCCGACGTACCGGAGCATGAGCGATACCGACAAGGCGTTTGTCATTGACAGCGTCTATGAGTATGCGGACAAGACCACAAAGTCTGAGATCAGCAGCTACAGGCTGGACGGATGGGTAAAGACAGCGGCGCACAGCGACCTATCCCCGGAGGACTATATCCTGTTCCGGGCCGCCATCACAGACATTGAGGGAGAAGACCGAAAAGACCGGATTATGTCCGTCATAGACCGCATGAACGTGAGCGATGAAGTGAAGGACGACTATTACTACGCAGCAGGTTACAAGGAGTCGACCATCGACGACGCGCCGTGGCATAGCCGGTGGTAAATATGGCAAAGGCTTTGATTCGGTTCCCCGGAAGGCTGGAGGAGCTGACCACCACCGAAATGAAGCACTCCATCCGCGAGGCCAACCTGGGGAAAGACGACACACGGATCGCGGAGCTCTATCTGCTGGAGCGAAAGCCTCAGATTGATGTTGCCGACTGCTGCGAAATCGACCGGAAAACGATTCACCGCCACATGCCTTTTATCTGTGAAAAGGTGGAGTTCACGGCCTCAAAGCTGGGCTTCCTTCAAAAAGGTACATAACGCCCCATAACTTCCGCTGGGATGTCCCCCGGCGGAAGTTTTTTTGTGCGACAATATAGACATGGAGGACGTGAGGATACAGGGTTGGTACACGTCGCCGCCCTCCTCACGGACTCCTTATTTTTATGGACAAGGACGTGTTGGATATGACTTTAATCGAGAGGATGGTAGCCGCCGGGATGTCCCGCGAGTGCGCCGCCGAAACGGCGATGTGGTACATGGCGCAGGGGGATGACGAGGGCCTGGAGGCATATGTGACAGCATTGGAGGGAAAACATGGGATTCATTCAGCATAACGAAAACCCAGACGGACGCAACGTAGGGGACTGCACCATCCGGGCCATTGCAAAGGCTCTCGGACAGAGCTGGGAGGAGACCTATGTGGGCGTCGCCCTCCAGGGCTACATGATGCGGGATATGCCGTCGGCCAACCATGTGTGGGGGGCCTACCTGCGCAGCCGTGGCTTTGACCGGGACATGATACCCAACTCCTGCCCGGACTGCTACACGGTGGCCGATTTTGCCGCGGAGCATCCCGAAGGCACCTATATCCTGGCCCTGTCCGGCCATGTGGTGTGCGTGCAAAACGGAGATTGGATCGACACCTGGGACAGCGGCGGGGAGATACCGCTCTACTACTGGCACAAGGAGGCGTGACCCATGAGCTACCCTTACTATGGATACCAGCAGCCGCAATTCTACCAGCCGCCCATGCCGGATCAGCTTGCACAGCTCCGTGGGGCACAGTTTCAGCCCATGCCCCAGCAGATGCCGCAGGCACAGCCCCAGCAGGCGCAGGCCAGCGGCCAGAGCATGGTATGGGTGAGCGGTGAGGCGGAGGCAATGGCCTATCTGGTGGCCCCTAACAGCGCCGTGGCGCTTTGGGACAGCAACTCACCCACCATCTATCTCAAGCAGGCGGATGCCAGCGGGAAACCGTCCATCAAGGTATATGACCTCGTAGAGCGCACCAGCGGGGCCAGAACGGCGCAAGCCCCACAGGGCGTGGAGTTTGCCACAAAGGCCGATCTGGAGGCCCTGGCGGCCCGTGTGGACGCGCTGGCGGCCCCGAAAACAACTGCGAAGAAGAACGCGAAGGAGGATGCAGAATGAATCCCTTTTTCGGAGTCATGGGCGGCGGTGGCCGCCCCAACATGATGCAGCAGTTCCAACAGTTTATGCAGCAGATGAAGGGCAAAGACCCCAATGCTATCATCAATGAAATGGTCTCAAGCGGAAAAATCTCGCAGGAACAATTAAACCACGTCCAACAGCAGGCCCAGCAGATGTCGGGCATGTTTGACGGGATGCGGGGAATGTTCGGCAAGTGATCAAAATCCCGGCCGGGTTTTGAAAATAAAAACAAAGGAGAATTTACATGAGTCTTTCTTCTGACGGCGGCACCGTTATGACGATGCCGGTTCAGCCTGCCTATCAGGGCGGCAACGGCGGTTTTGGATGGGGCGGCGACTGGTCCAGTTGGATCATCCTATTCCTTATCTTCGGACTGTTCGGCGGCTGGGGCGGCTATGGCGGCTTCGGCGGCGGGAACGGCGTGAACGGCCCCGGCTTCCAGGGGTACGCTACCCGCGCTGATATCAACGAGGGCTTTGCCCTGAACGGCCTCCAGAACGGTCAGACCTCCATCCGGGACGCCGTGACCAGCGGATTCCACGGCGTGGACACCGCCATGTGTAACCTGGGCTATCAGACCCAGGCGGGCTTCAATGCCATGGGTGCTCAGTTGGCTTCCTGCTGCTGCGACACCCGGGAGGCGATTCAGGGGGTGCGGTACGACCTCGCCACCACCGCCTGCGCTACGCAGAACACCATCCAGAACACCACTCGAGACATCATCGACAACGCCAACGCCAACAGCCGGGCGATTTTGGATTTCCTGACCCAGGACAAGATCGCCACGCTCCAGGCGGAGAACCAGTCCCTCAAATTGGCTGCCTCTCAGGCCAACCAGAACAGCTATCTGACCGCCACGCTGGATGCGCAGACCAATGAGCTGATCCGCCGGATCAGCCCGTCCCCGGTGCCTGCCTACCAGGTGCCCAACCCCTATACCGGCTGCTGCGGCTACAATAACTGCGGCTGCTAAAACCCAATACATCAACTTCCGAGGATTCCTTGGATGTTCGGCCCCGTGCCGATATTGAGACAAATGCGGCGGGGCAATCGTCCCGCCGCTATTTTTTCAGAAAGGATTGAGATTATGGCTGAATTTACTAGCGTATTTGTTCAGCAGGTGGCCGCCGGGCAGAATGTGGCTTTTACTGAGACGCCTGTCAGTGGCTCTAACTGCATTGTCCACCGGGATGGCGCTGGGATTGTCACCCTCCGGGGGCAGACCAACCAGTGCCGCGCCCGCTACAAGGTCGTGTTTGGCGGAAACATTGCGATTCCCACTGGCGGGGCAGTTGGCCCGATTTCCCTGGCGATCGCCGTTGAAGGAGAGCCCCTGGGCAGCGCCACCGCCACGGTGACCCCCGCCGCAGTAGGCGATTTCTTTAATGTATTCGCTGCGGTATTTGTTGAGGTTCCGCGCGGTTGCTGCGTGACGGTGGCAGTACGCAACATCAGCACAGAAACGATTGAGGTCAGCAACGCGAACCTCATTGTTGAGCGCGTAGCCTGAAAGGAGAGGATACTATGAAAGCACTATACGAGCTGAAAGAAAAATTCGAGATGGAGCTGGAAGAGCTGGCCCGGAAGGGTGAACTGGGTGCGGGCGACCTGGAGCTGGCCCACAAGCTCACTGACACCATTAAGAATATCGACAAAATCTGTGCACTGGAGGAGGACGGCGGCTACTCTGGCGACTCCTATAGCCGCGGCTCCAGCTACCGCCGCCGCCACTACGTCCGCGGACACTATAGCCGTGATGGCTACAGCAATGACCGGGGTGGCTATAGCCGTGACGGCGGGTATTCCCGGCATGACGCCGTCGAGGCCATGATGGAGCAGGCCCGCGATATGATGGAGAGCGCGACCAACGAGAGGGAACGCGAAGCCATCCGTCGTTTTATGACTGAGCTGGAACGAGATTGATAAAGGCGACAATAAGAACACCGCCCGTTAATAGGGCGGTGTTCTCTTACCTATGGCATTTGAAAATCCGTTAGCATTTTTGTTAGCATTTTCTTTTTCAAAATGGTATTTTTAAGTATCCGACTTGTTATCGTAGCTCTCATTTATGAAACTTCAAAAACGCCCGCAAACCATTGAAAAATAAAGAAAAACTCCGAAACCCTTATCGCGAAAGGTTACGGAGCTTTGGCAGCGGGTGAAGGATTCGAACCCCCGTACAAATCGTTAAAACCATTGTGCCACAATGGTGCTTATTCTTCATTAGCATTTTTGTTAGCATTTTCTCCACTGCGATAGAATGCACTCAGGGCCGTCTCATACCGAGCTATGTCCGACTTGGCAATGTGGGTATAGATTTTATGCATGGTTGTGGCATCAGCCCAGCCTCCGATTTCCATTGCGATTTTATCCGGAATCTGGAGGTGGTAAGCCAGGGAGGCGAAGCTGTGCCGGAGGCCATGGACTCCGACATTCGGAAGCCCATTCGCGCTGCAAATCTTTTTGATGGCGCACCGGAGGCTGTTTTGATGTATCTCCAGCACCGGGCCGGATGGTTTCCGGTCACGCTCCAGCGCCGCTGCCAGCTCTGGAATCATGATGGGGACCTTGCGGGTTGAGGTAACATTTTTGTTCTGGCGCTTTTCAATATACTTGTTGTCCTCGTTCAAGACTACCGCGCCGGATACGCGGATGAATTTCGGGTTCTGCGGTATGTTCTGCCACTTTAAGGCTTGAATTTCTGATACGCGGAGAGAGCATAAAGCCAGCAAACATGGAACCGCATATTTCGTATCCTTGACAGCAGAGACAAATTTTTTTATTTCATCAGGTGAAAGGAATGGCTTTTCGGCTGGGATCTGAACCGGAAGGGTAATCGCCGGCAGCTTTTTCCCGGTGGCGTCCTCTACGACGCTTCGAATAAATCCCCAGGCGTTTTTCAGTGTTTTAGGAGAGCATAGGGCGGCCTCCTGATTTACAATGACCTGCCACTCGGACTCCGGTATTTCGTCCAGCCTGCGGGACAATGTGCTCTTGAACCGGTGCTTTTGAATGGTTCGGTATCCCCGCACAGTCAGAGGGGACAGGGTATTATCCCGAGCCGATATGTAGCTGTCTATGGCCTCGTTCAATGTCGGGGAGTCTGTTTCCTCCGGTTTCTTCGGGGCTCTCTTACCAACCAGATACTCTGCTTTTACCGCTTGAGCCTGCCGGGTACATTCCTTTTCTGTGCCGGCCGTTACCGGGATGCTTTCTCCGCCGAGGCGGAGCTGTATAAACCATTTCCCGGACGAGAGTTTCCTGGCCTTTGGAACTTTCATTGACAAATTCCCTCCATTCCGATAAAATGAAGGAGCAGACAGCCCACAAGCATCTGCCCTTCTATGGCCGCCTCCGGTATTGCGAGTACCGGGGGCGGTTTCTCTTGCTTTCTGTCGATTGCTGTGCTATTCTGTCTACAGGCGCTGCACAACGGCAGGCGGTTAGCCACACCTCCCGAAAGGGGGTGAGGCCCATGCGGATCACACTACATATCGGACGGTTCACCGTTACGATTATTGTGAAAAGCAGAAACCGCCACCCTGGCCGGTGACGGTTTCTTAATGGAACTATTCACTTAACACAGGGCTAACCGCTTGTTGCAGCGCCTTCCTGTGTCTATTATAAACCGTCCTGTATTCTCTTGTCAAGGCCGCCTCTCCTGGGGCGGCTCTTTTTATGGCCTCGGCGGGTTGCAGACGGAGCAGGGGGTGTAGCCCATACCGATTGCAGCTTCAACATTATAGATCCAAAAATCGCGTCCTTTTATGTATTGACATCCATATGTATGATACTTTTCGCCATATTCAGTTACAATAACAGCGTGATCTTGCCAAAATGCTATTTCATATTTTATGGAGTCGTACTTCTCCTTATACATATCTTTTTCAGCGCGTGCGTGATGGTAATTGTCTTCCCACGATTTAACATCATTACTCATGTTAAACCAGATTCCAAAGCAGGAGACAGACAATATTATACAAGCGATACCAAGCACTACCGCGCCCCATAATGGCACGGTTTTCTTATTTCTATATTCCTGTTTAAATTGTTTATCGGAATTTTGTTTTTGGGGACTATCATTTTGTATTTCCATTAGGAGTTCAACACTGTTTTCTGGTTCACTTTTGCTATATTGGCTTTCTGTTGTGATTTCTGTGCCCTGTTTAACATGCCTCTGCTGGGCCGAGATATTAGAATTAGAAAAAAGCAAACGCCGTTTTTTGTAATAGATATACATCAATCCAGATGTAAGAGAAAATGAAATTAGATTTGCTATGCTCTGTGATACAAATTCACTGTTGGCTACGCTGAGCAGATACGCAGCGATAATATTATAAATGCTATATACCGACAAAACAGCATACAGAATGATAGCACACTTTGGGCCATACCAACGGCGCCTACTAGGTAAACACCCGTATATAGCGGTGATACCAAGTATGGCGCAGGCAATAAAACGAATTAAATCAATAATGTTTACTGGGATTAAAATACCTGTCCAATTTTGAATATCACTAATAGCTAAAATTGCTTGACATACATTCAGTATAGCGCCAAGTGGCAATAAGAAAAAAGTCAAAAACTTGTGCCATTTTAATGGCGTATTTTCCCACATAGTATATCCCATGCTTATGCCCCCTCCACATTCTTATCTCTCGCCTTTTGTCAAAAATAAAGCTCTGTTGCAAGATTCCCATGTGTGTACCAACAAACAGCTTTCTTCATAAATTCCTCAGTAACTCCAAAATGTTCAGCCAAAGAGCTGATATCTGTATACCCTTCCGCAACAGCAAGGTCAAGTTCATCCTCCGGGATCATCCGCTGGATAGCCCACTTATCAGCCCTTAACTCATGCTTTTTCCGAATATCACAGACGGCCCACCTATTATAAAAGGCCCCCATTTTGCAATGTCCTAATTCGTGAGCAAGGTGAACCCGGCGGTTGGCTTCATCTGGAAGAACTCCATAGTCCATGCCAACATAGCAACGTCCGCTATCTGCCTGAATACACATAGATCCCGTCTGAGGGATATCTAGTACCAGGATCGGAATGTCTGAATTTGCTGCTTCTTGGTATAGCTCAATGGTTTCCATGGCTACTCCCTCTTTTTTTCCGCCGCCTCCCGAAGTTTGACCATCTGGGCGAAGCGTTTTACCTCGTCGTACATAGCGTCGGTGATTTCTCCATCGCCGCCAAACAATGCGAATTTGATATCATCATCGTTAATTGTACGCCCACTTTCTAAAGTGGGCGTTTTTTCTTCCCCCGTTAAAAGGTAATCGGTTGTAAGACCTAAATATTCAGCAATCATTGCCAGCCTGTCAGCCGGGAATACGCCTTTCCTTAATTGGGCTATATAGCCATTTGAAAAACCTAAGTCTCGTTCAAGTCTGGAAATCGGTATTCTCCTCTCAGAACAAATAGCCCTGACACGTTCAACTGAGTTCATGGAAAGCCCTCCTGATTTTCGAGAAAAGCCTAATATAAGGCTTGACAAATTAGAGAACTCTCGATATAATAGCTTTAGGGTTTAGAGAAAAGCCGAATTGATACCAGAGAATCCTCTATGTACTTAGCAATTACATATTAGATTATTCTCTAACCGATGTCAAGGGGATTTCTCTAAATCCATGATAGAAAAAGGAGGGAGGGTTTTTATTGATTTTTACAAATATCCTTGGCCTATGTAGGGAAAGAGGCATCAGCGTAGCTAAACTAGAACGGGAAACTGGTCTGGGCAATGCAACAATTAGAGGCTGGGCTACCTCGTCTCCAACTGTTGAAAAATTGAAAGCAGTTGCGGATTATTTTGGCGTAACTGTTGACAGCCTTCTTTCTGAGCAATCCCAGCGTACCACCAACACAGTCCGATAAAACGGACTGATAGGAGGGGGGTGAAAGGAATCGGTAATTTAGTAGGAATCGCACTTCTAACTATGTCCCTTCTGCCAAAAGCGGCCTTGGAAATATGGTATTTCCACGACCGCGAATCAGCAATATTCACTCTATTTTGTTGGGGCTTTGGCACACTCTTACTCTTAAGTGCTTTTGCGCTTTCGCTTCTCTTCTATTACTTGGGATAGGCAGTCGTCTGCCTGTTTGAGGCGTTCTTGGAAATCAGAGCTGTAAAAGTCGACTATGCCAGAGTTCGGGCTTATGTCAAAAAGAATGCGATAAAGGTTGTCCAAACTATCGGCAAGTGGCCCCTGTTCTTTCGACCGAACGGAGGCAACTCGGCAAATTGCGTTATCAAAGCTGGAAGGAAGCTTCTCTTGGATACATAGTGCCACGGAAGAAACCATCTCGGCAAATTCGTCATCTGAGGTAACAATGGTTTCGTGTTCCCAAGTCAATCTGAGCTTTTCTACCTCTTTTACGGCAGAAGACCTCGATACAAACCAGGATAAGAGTCCAGATATGGCAGTTCCGACCAGCGCAATAATCGCGCAAACGATTTCCGTTTTCATGATCTTCCATCCTCCTTTTTCATCTATGATACCACGGGGCGAAAAGGGGGACAACAAAAAACGCCCCAGCCGGTGGGGGAACACCGACCAGGGCTGCAAACCTAATCGACCTACCCGACTAGGCTTGATGGAACAAGTGTACTACTTTCCTTCGAGCCTGTCAACTGGCAAGGAGGAAAAATTATGCCGAACAAGAAAGATGAAATTGAGAACCGCTTTACCGCCGCGCGGCACGTCATGGACGATCTGTGCCGGGCCTACTACGGGATGACCTGGGACGAGCACGAACGCCTCCATGGAGGCCGGGGCGGCTCAGGCGGCTATCTTCCGCTTTTTACCGCCTGCCTCCAGATGGCGGCGGAGCTGGCCGGGAAGGAATTTGCCCCGGCTGACTACACGGAGCTGGAGCTGTGGCAGCTCTGTGAGCTGTACGCCGCCTCCGGACTGTCCGTACAAGCGTTTGCGGAACGGTATCTTTAAAAAAGGAGGAATCTCAATGCCAAAATTGAGAATGACAGACCAGCAGCGCAGAGAAAAGGCGCTGATGCGGGCACTCGAAAAAGCCAAATTTGAGAACGACCTGAAATATGACATAGATGTTGCCAACCGTTTGGGCGTCGTTCCTGTTACATATCTGCGCAGAAAGAAAAAGTCGTTTCAGACGACGCCCCTACAGGATTTCGCCTTGATGGCACGGGTGCTTCATTTTACAGGCCGGGAGGTCTGCGAGATCGTCGGCGTCCCATACAAGGAGGTGACGACAGAATGAATCATCAGGCCGAGCGCGACAGACGTGCAAAGGCGTACAGCTACCGGGCCTACCGCCGCCGGGTACAGCAGGCGCAGGCGGTGGCCCAGCGGGTGCAACTGGCGGTGGTTGCCGGAGCGGCGCTGGTGCTGGCTGTTCTGGTGGCGGTCAGCCTATGAAGAAACAACTGATCGTGACCACTGTATACCTATTCTTTTTGTTGGCGCTGGTTGCACTAGTTGAAATCATCTGGAACCAGGAACCGGAGCAACCGGCCATTGAGACCCCGACAGCAACCACCACCCCGGCCCCCACGCCCACCGGCCCGCTCACCATCCAGATCACCGGCCTGGAGGGCGCGGAGAGCATCGACGATGTGTGGGCGGTCATCGAAATACCTGGAGGGAACGAAAATGAATGAAACCCTAGATTTTATCGAAATTGGCACTGACGAAGAGATAATCCAGAAGACGGTCACAGAGCAATACGTGAAGCTGGCAAGCCCGAACACCGCCCTATATGTGAGTTCCGCCGCCGCAAAGTGTATCCCCAACATATTGCCTCGAGTCCTGATCGGCAAGGCCGGAAAGTATCTGCTATTCCATTTCACCGACAGCAAAAAAGGCTTTGCTGTGTCGAGATATTCCGGCGGGTTTTCGATCCCGATGGCCGGCGTCGTCAGCAAACTCGGGATAAGGCCGGAGCAGGTAAATGGCAAGCGCCCAAAGCTCATCAAAGATGGCTTTGCAATCGAGCTATATTAAAAAGCGCCGCTCCCCGGTGTGCGAGACCAGAGGGCGGCAAGAGAAAGAACATCTGCCCTTATTTTAGGGCTGGAAGGAGGAAAAGTCAATGCTGAATACCACAAATATTTCTGCCCTGCTGCGCTGGGCGATGGAGAATATCGGCTACCCAATCGACGAGATTAACGCCCTGGACGGGACAATACATATCCGCCTCTCGGATGGCCGAACCGGATTCCTTTATATGGGTGAGGATGGCTGCCCGCGGGCGGTGCTTCCGGCGATTGCCTGATATGGAGTGGTGGCTTCCATTTTCACCATACCGGGATATGCAACAGGATCCAACCGCAGGGAATTGCCCAAATTGCGGAGCAGAACTTTACCAAAACGAAGAAATGTGCCAGAAATGTAAGGAGGAACAAAATGACACTGTATGAAATTGACCAGGCGATTCAAGGTCTGGTAGACCCGGAGACAGGGGAACTAATGGACTATGAGGCGTTTGCTGCGCTCCAGATGGATCGGGACGCTAAGATTGAGAATATGGCCCTTTGGTACAAGGATTTGATGGCCGACGCCAAGGCAATCAAGGAGGAGGCGGACACACTCAATGAGCGCAGAAAGGCCCTGGAGAACAAGGCGGAACGACTGAAATCCTATCTGTCCCTTGCATTAGACGGCGAGAAGTTCCAGACGGCCAGGTGCTCCGTCATTTTCCGCAAAACCTCGTCCGTTCAAGTGTCTAATCCAGAAGCTTTAATCCGCTGGCTGGAGCAGAACGGCTATGACGCGGAGTGCGTCAAGTACAAGGAACCGGAGGTCAGCAAAACTGGAGTTGGCAAGCTCATTAAAGACGGTGTTCCAGTCCCCTACGCCCACATTGAACAGGGCAGAAGTGTGGGGGTGAAGTGATGGACAAGTTCCGTCTGCTGGAGGCTTCCGACATTGAGGTGAAGGTCAAGCAGGTCAAAAAGAATGGGGCGGTTCTCCTCCTTTATAAGACGGCCAGGACGGATATGGATATCCTGGATGAGACGGTTGGCTCTGAAAACTGGACGAACGATTACCGGGAAATCAAAGGGAACCTGTATTGTGGGATTGCCATCCGTGAGGGAGACGCCTGGACGTGGAAGTGGGATTGTGGAATAGAGTCCAGGGAGGACGGCGAGGGCAACGAGAAAAAGGGGGAGGCAAGCGACGCATTCAAACGTGCTGGTTTCCGATGGGGCATTGGCAGAGAGCTTTATACCGCCCCGTTTATTTGGGTACCCTCTGAGAAAATGAACATCCTGGAATCCAATGGGAAGTTTCGTACCTTCGACACCTTCTCGGTTGAGAAAATTGCTTATGGTGACAACCGTAGGATTTCCGGTTTATCTATCCTGAACAACCGGACAGGAAAGCGGGCGTTTGTATGGGCTATGAGCTGATAAACGAGATCGGCGCAAAGTCCGCACTCCTGGATAAGGCAATCGGGCAGCTCGGAGCCCGCGGCAGAGCATATGCGCAGGCGGAACGCGATTACAGGGTAGCCCTCCGAAAAGCTGTTCTGGAGGCCAGGGCGGAGGGCACGCCTGTAACTATTATCTCTGATATTTGCCGTGGTGACGCGGAGATCGCCCGACTACGCTTGGAAAGAGATATTGCGCAGACAGTGTACGAATCCGCACGGGAGGCCATACAGGGCTACAAACTGCAAATTCGCATCCTGGACGCGCAGTTGGAAAGGGAGTGGGGGCGTGCATCGAGAGACTAAGGCCACCGCCATATCCGCGGCAACCAAAAAGGCCGTATGGGAGAGGGATTTTGGGCGGTGCGTACTCTGCGGCTCCATCAATGCGGGGCCACACTGTCATTACATACGGCGGAGTCAGGGCGGTCTTGGGATTCCAGAGAACATTTGGACAGGCTGCCAGCGGTGCCATGCGGCATTTGACAACGAGGGGGCGGATGGTCCGCTTCATAAGCAGATGCAGGACTACCTCCGCACTTTATACCCAGGATGGGATGAATCAAAATTGATATACAAGAAAGAAGGGCCAAAATGCTAAATAGGGTTGTGATCCAGGGCCGCATTGGAAAGGACATCGAACTGCGTCACACGCAGTCCGGTGTCTCGGTGGTCAGTTTCTCCATCGCGGTTGACCGGGATTTTAAAGACAAGGCCACTGGCGAAAAAACCACCGATTGGGTTAATGTGACCGCATGGCGCTCCACGGCGGAGTTTGTAAGCAAATATTTCTCCAAGGGCCGCATGGCTGTGGTAGACGGCAGATTGCAAACCAACATCTGGACAGACAAGGACGGGAACAAGCGGTCGAGCCTGGAGGTTGTGGCTGATAGTGTGTACTTTGGCGACAGCCGGAAGTCGGAGGGGAACGCACCAGAGTCTGAATTTCCAGAACAGAATGGGCAGGAGTTCTCGGAGGTGGACGACGACGGAGAGCTCCCGTTCTAGGGCGGTGATGGGTTGACTTACATTGATTACCTTAATGAGTTCAACCGTTGGATCGAAAACAACCACTTGACGCTTCCGGCGCAGGTCTTGTACTTCAGGCTGCTGAACGTATTTAACCGGGCTGGGTGGCCTGAGTGGGTTCCAGTAGACACCATTCGGTTGCAGGTAATGACAAATGGATTGTCAAAGCCATCCGCTTACAGAGCGAGGGACGAGCTTGTAAAGGCTGGATTTATCCGATACCAGCAAGGGAAAAAAGGGGCCCCGAGCCGCTATTCCCTATCGGAACAATCAAATTCTGGTATTGATTCTTTACAGGAAACGTTACATAAACCTTTACAGTTTCCTTTACAGAATCCTTTACAAGAAACTTTACCCATATATAAGACTAAGACTAAGACAAAAGAAAAGACTCCTACGGAGTCAAAAAGAAAAGTGTTTGTTCCTCCCACGGTGGACGAGGTGAGAGAATACTGCCTTGCACGCAAAAACGGCATAGACCCGCAGGAGTTTGTGGACTACTACGCGGCCAGAGGGTGGATGCTGGGGAAGGCCAAAATGAAAGACTGGAAAGCTGCTGTGCGGACGTGGGAGAAGCGCAGGAAGGGGGGGAACCATGACCAGCCAGAGCGATATTTCACTGCTGCTGACATTCCGGGCAGAAATGATTGACCCATCCCTGCCGACAGGACTTTGGTGGTGCGCTACGCCGGAGGACGCGGCGGCGGTTGGTATTAACGCCGTGTGCAAGAACAGATACGCGGCTTGGGAGGACTTAGCTGCCTGCACGGAGTTTATCACCCAGTTCTGCTATGTGTTCGTCGCAACACCAAACGATGCAGACCGGGAAGAGATTGTAGGCCAGCTCCAGAAGTGGGTGCCGGTCACTATCCTTGTGGCGGATAAGGCGGCGTTTCGCGGGAATGAATCAGTGGTCGAACTGCTGGACAATGCTGGCCCAAAGGCGGTAGAAAGCCTTTTGTTTGGCGCTTTGGATGTGCCGAGGCCGGGGCTGATTGACCTGTCGCAAGTGGAGATGGACGCGCCCATTTCGCAAAACCGCATGATGTCCGGGCTGGTGCCGCTGGACTACTGCACCGGCGGATTCCGGGGAGGCGAATTGTCAGTATGGACAGGCAGGCGCGGCGAAGGGAAATCGACGCTTCTCGGGCAGATGCTCGTGGAATCAATCAACCAGAACCGAACTGTATGTGCCTATTCCGGGGAGCTCCCGGCGAGGCAGTTCAAACGGTTTGTGCTGCCGCAGATCGCAGGGCCGAGGAATCTTGTAGAGCAGCCAGACCCCAGAACGGGGCGGATGGAGTACGCGCCGTCAAAAGAAGCTGTTCGGGCGATTGACCAATGGCTGGAAGGGAGCTTTCTCCTGACCGATTTGCGACAGTCAAATGCCCATGACGAGGACAACATACTGCGCCTGTTTGAGTATGCCTACCGCCGATACGGGTGTTCGGTGTACTTGGTGGACAACATCATGACCGCAAGTCTGAAGGGAGAAGTGGAGCTTGGTCATTATGGGGCCCAGAAAGCTTTTACGCAGAGACTCAGCGCCTTCGCAAAACGCCACGATGTACATGTGCATCTGGTGGCCCATCCCAGGAAGGCTGGAGAGGAGCGGGGACTGACAGCAGACGACGTTGCGGGGGCGGCGGAGATTACCAACCTCGCTGACAATGTTTTTTCTGTTGAGCGGGCAAAAGAATCTGACGAAGTTGACTCCAGGATCAGGATTATCAAGGCCAGAGAGACCGGCAGCCGCGAGGTAATCCCGTTGATGTTCGACACCAAATCACGGAGATACTACGACGCGGGAGGAAACCCGACAAAGAGATATAGTTGGGAGGCAGCCAGAGATGGACATGGATAAGGCGATAGGCATAGCGGCGGAAGAGGCCATGCGTCATATGAAAATCGGTATTTTTGCGTTGGACGGAGGCGGAGTAGAATTGGCGAAGGGGCATTTCGAGGTGGCCTATGCGCTGTTTGCCCTAGTGTTGGAGCGGAACGATGGAGAAAATCACGTTTAACATACCATACCCGCCCACGAAGAAGGGCAAGTCGGCCTTTTGCCGCCGGTTTGGGCTGAACGCCTACTACTCCGGCAAGCACTGGGCGCAGCGGAAGAAGGACGCCAACGAACTTCACGCGCTGACTCTGGCCGCCATGCGGCGGGCCCACGTCCGCCGAGCCGTGTTCCAGCGCCCCGTCAGCCTGACGTTCCTGTTTGACGATGGGCTAGACTGTTCCAATCACGCGGTCATCATAAAAGCCGTGGAGGACGCCATGAAGGGCTGGGTCATCGTAGACGATAACCCGCGCTATGTGAAGTCCATCACCACCGGGTTTCATGACGCCGGTTGCATCCAGGTGGAGGTGATGGAGCTTTGATAACCGCAGACCCCTACGGCATCAGCGGAGCGGTGGCACCCTGGCGCAGTCTGGACGCGATGGAGCCGGTCGCGGAGCGCAGGATTACGGAGCGGGATGCAGAAGAGGCGGCAATCTGCCAAAACTGCCCGTTACCGGATTGCAACCCGAAAAGAGTTGGCTGCCTGCTCCACACAAAGAAGCTGCGGCAATCAAAATCCCACGATCTAGTAGAACGGATGGCCCTGGATGGCTATAGCCTGATACAAATTATGGCAGCTACCGGATACAAGAAGGGCACGGTCGCAGAGTATATACGGCAGTTCAGGCGGAACGGGCCGTGTGAACGCTGTGCGTCCAAGAGCATTTGTGATGCGGTCGGCGGGACGTGTAACCGTAAAGAGCGGTGGAAAGCAATCAAGGAGGTGCCGAACGGTGGACGATAAGACGCGCGCCCTGCTGGGCGACCACGAGGCGGCGAAACTGGCGCATCTCTCCCTCTTCTCGGGCATCGGGGGACTTGACCTTGCCGCCGAGTGGGCCGGATTTACCACCGTCGGACAGTGCGAGTGGGCGGACTACCCGACAAAGGTTCTGGAAAAACACTGGCCGGACGTGCCGCGCTGGCGGGACATCCGCACGCTGACGAAGGAGAGTTTCTATGAAAAGACAGGACTGCGAACAGTTGACATTATTTCGGGCGGATTCCCCTGTCAGCCGTTTTCCGTTGCCGGGAAGCGACGAGGCAAGGAGGATGACCGTTACCTCTGGCCTGAAATGCTTAGAGTTATCTCGGATCTCCGGCCCGCTTGGGTTGTTGGCGAGAACGTTGCTGGGATCGTCAATATGGCGCTCGACCAGGTGTGCGCTGACCTGGAAAGCGAGGATTACTCCGTCCAAGCGTTTATTATTCCGGCTTGTGCCGTCGACGCCCCGCACAGGCGCGACAGATGCGCGATTATCGGGTGTAGAGCGCTGGAAAGAAAACATAACGGGAGAGGATGGAGACCCAATTCTCTGGAAAACTCCGATTGCGTCAGATTCGGCAAACAGGGAATTTTATCACAACAGCCGAGGCGAACCAAATTTGAGCGGGATGGTAAAGATGTGGCCAACGCCGATTGCAACGGACTGGAAGAACAGGGGATGCAAGGATTACCGGAAAAACAGGGAGCATCAGTTGCAAACGGAGGTTGGTGGCCAGCTGAACCCGACGTGGGTAGAATATCTTATGGGGTTCCCTCTCGGGTGGACCGACTTAAATGCCTCGGAAACGCCGTAGTGCCCCAGCAGTTTTATCCGATCTTTCGGGCCATAGCGGACATAGAGAGGGGAATTATACATGGATGATATCAAATTAGCCCTTCTAGGCAATCAAGAGGCGGCCAAGCGGCTGACGGATGCGGGGGTGCTACTGCCATGCCCGGGTTGCAGGGGTGAAGACACAAAGCACAGGGCTGTAATGGCATGCGTAATGATTGAATGCCTGTGTGGGTTTATGGCGGCGGGCTACGACTTGGAAGAAGCACGGCAGATATGGAACACCCGCGCGCCGATTCTGAGCGCGGAGGAGATGGAGATGCTGGAGGCGCTGAACGATGGCAAGGGCGATTGATGGAGAGTTGCTCGAACTGGAGATTGCAAATATTGCAAATAAACTGGCAAAATCCGATGCACAAAAGGCATTGATGGGACGGGTAATGTACTGCGTTGAGCATATGCCCACCCTCACCCCGCCGAACGAGTGGGTGAATCGAGTGAGAGAGCTTGACGAGCTGTACACAAAGCTCCAGATCGTAACAGGTTTTACAGCGGAGCAACTACTGGAAATTTTTGCTGCTGGGTATACGCTGGAAAAACCAGACTACTCAAAGAAATTTGCGGAAATGGAAAATCTGGCGGAAGCTGCCCAGCCGAACGAGCCGCTGACATGGAATGAGCTGGGCAATATGGTGGAAAAGCCTGTATATATCGTCGAGCTGGAAGATGGGGAAAGTTGCTGGGTGTTAGTGCATACCGTTGACGATATTAAGGCTTTGTTTGTGTCGGCGTTTGACCAGTACGATTACGGGAATAGAGAACTATACGGCCAAACATGGCTTGCCTACCGCCGCCCGCCGGAGGTATCGCCATGAGACGCCAATACACCCGCCAGGAGCTAGAATCCATCACCCAGGAGACCGCAATCTACATTGAGGGAGCAGGGATAGCCCAGCTCCAATGGGGCGGCCTGGAGATTGCAGAGGGGGTAAAGGACGGGTACCTATACTGCAAGCACATCAAGCCGTTTTCTATGGATCTGTACGGACAATACTGGACGGCCTGGGATGGGCCGCCGGAGAGGAAGGAAAACGCATGAAAACGATTTGCATTACTTGCAAAAATGACTGCAATAACGCCGGTACAACGGCCAGAATTTCTTGGTGCCCTCAGTACAAACCAGGACGAATTTTGTCCAACGCCGAACGCATCCGGGCCATGAGCGACGAGGAGTTGGCGCATCTGCTTTGCTTTGAAGGCTGGCAAATGAGCGAGGTGCAAGAATGCTTGGAGTGGCTCCAGCAGCCAGCGGAGGAGGACACCTGATGAACATTGAGAAGCTGATTGAGCGGCTGCGAACCGAAAGCCTGTACAAGGACAAGGCAACACTGGAAATCATGGATTTGTGTATAGAGGCGGCTGACGCCCTCTCCACGCTCCAGGCCGAAAATGAGAAGCTGCTGGCCGAGCTAGACGACTTGCGCATACAGTGGGATATGTACGGCGGGGACGTGGGGATTACTGCCGTATACGAGGAGCTGGAGCAGGTGAAACAGGAGAGGGATGCGGCGGTCGGCGACATGGAGGCACTGATGTGGTACAGCGGAGAAGGTTGCCAGATTTGTGCCAATGCCGTTGAGGTACACAAAAGGCCGTATGTCCGATTGGATTGTAAACTGGGGTCGGGGATTGATTGCAAGCCGAAATGGCGCGGCCAGAAGGAGGGCTGACATGGAACGGCTGACATACTGGTGTGACAATGGGCATGGTGATGGAAAATGGTTTGTAGCTATCGATGCCGAAGGAGGAGAAGATTACGGTCCGCACGTTGACCGCCTCGCCGCCTATGAGGAGACTGGCTTGGAGCCGGAGGACTTCAAACAAACATTTAGTGAGGATACTATTTTGAAGTTGGCTGGGCAAGCCCTTGGCATAACGCCTGACCGCCTCCGCGAACTCAAGCAGGCCGACGATGAAGGGCGGTGCGTGGTGCTGCCATTCAAGCCTCCGAGATGGGTGTATATGTGCAGTGCGCGCTTCCCCAAACCGGCAAAAGCCCATTATGCAAGCGCCATCAATGTGTTACAGGATATGGACAACGGGTGTGTATTTGGGGATACCCCAAAGGAAGCCGAGGCCGCACTACGGAGGGATCAGGGAAAGGAGAAGGAGGACGAGCATGAGACTAGTTGATGCGGATAATGCACGAGAGTGCTTTGGTGGTGATGGGGTGACTGGAGCTGTCATGCAGCGGATGTTTGATAGCCTGCCCACCATCGACGCCGTGCCTGTGGTCAGGTGCCGGGAGTGCAAGTTTTACCGAGAGTTCCGTACAAAACGGCACAACCAGCTCATGCGACTGTGCTACCGGATGGGCAAGCACGATATGGAGTACCCGGTCAAGCCGGATGATTTCTGCTCCTACGGCCAGCGAAAGGAGGACAACCTGGACGAAGCCATCGAAAAGTACCTGAAAATCAAGGAGGAGGCCAACATGGACAAGCCGAGAATTTGCGAGGTGCTTGGGGTTGAACCAGAAGAAAAGTTTGAAATTAGAGGAAACACGTTAGGGCGATTTCGTATCAATAAATATGGGACATTCCAGATTGAAATATCAAATGACTGCTGGGGATTCTCCACTGTGGAATGTCTTAACAATCTCATAAATCATCCAGAAAACATCGCCCGCAAGCCACGCTGGACGGAGCGGGAGGTGGAGAGGGCGAAGGCTATCAAAGTGCTATATCCAGTTGTTAAAACATTGGCATACGTTGATATAGTGGGACAGACATTTTACATGTATGATGACGAAGACAACTATAAGGGCAGTCTTGATAACCTTGATGAAACGTTTCCTACGCTGAGGAGCATAAGGCGGGCCACATTGGACGAGATCATCGGAGGTGCCCAATGAAATCCCCTGAGTGTGTATGCAAAACGTCAGAAGAGTACATTCGTGTTGCGTTAGCTCTAGAAACTCTTGCTTACCATGACAAAAACTACTTAGACAGTACATTCGCAAAGAGCAATGCTGCTATCAGTGAAGAGATACAGGCTTGCTTGCAGAAGGCTTTAACGATGATGGAGGAAAAACAATGAGAGAAATCCTTTTCAAAGCCAAGCGGCTGGATAATGGAGAGGTGCTATATGCGGACACATGGGTATAAAGGAACAGATGTATATCGCCTGTGGGGGCAGATTGTAACAAGATGTGAAAACCCAAACGCCAAAAGTTACAGATGGTATGGGGCGCGTGGGATTACTATGGATGATACATGGAGAAGCGATCCAAAATCTTTTTGCGACTGGGCGATTGCGCATGGTTATAAAGCAGGGTTAGAGATAGACAGAATTGACGTGGACGGGAATTATACGCCCAATAACTGCCAGTTTGTTACGCATAAAGAAAACTGCGCCCCTAATAAGCGAAGGTTGAGGGCAACAAATAAAACAGGAGAACGGAATATTTGCTTCTCGAAACATGGGAAATTTGAAGCCTATGCTTACATAAATGGAAAGCAAAAATATATCGGTGCTTATCGTACTCTTGCAGACGCAGTAAAGGCAAGGGATATTGCGGAGGGCTCCATCCACGACGGGGAGGGCGGACAGCATGAGGAGGGATAGCACTTGAACGAGTTCCCGGAGAGGCTGAGGCGAATAAGAGAAAGGAACCGGTTGAGCCGGTATAAACTCTCTGATTTATGTGGGATATCGTCTGACCAAATCAGAAGATATGAACTTGGAGAAAGAAAGCCTCGGTCAGATGCACTAGAGGCAATAGCTGACTATTTCGAAGTGTCGACAGATTACTTGCTCGGAAGGACGGACTATCCGTGTGTAGTTAAACCTTTATCGTCTCACAGAAGAATTTGATAATTCCTCCTTTTTGAGGAATCACAACCTGAATTTATGCGAAAATGGGAGCGTGGGGGCGTATGCCCCTGCGCTCCCATTCTCTTTCCATCCCCTTTTCCTCCTTCACGCAGAGTGGGTGGCGTCGGTGCATCTGCCGCCACCCTCTCTGTGTGCAATATGCCGCCGGTCGAACACCACCCCACTATTCGGGGCATGAGGGGTCGCACCCCTCTGGCGGCGAATGACGGTGGAAAGACACTACACCAGATTGCCAGAGCGTCTAGGCGCTGGGAAGAGTAAGACGCGAGCCGCCTGTCATGGGGGCGGAGCTAAAAAAGCGGTGGCAGCTATGACCTGCCCCGGCGCTATCCCACTGAAAACTGCCCTGCGAGTGGCTAATCATGATGTCGCCGCCGAGACCAGGGTGTGTCAATCTAAGCGAGACGGCGCAAATATGCCATCTTAGCTCAACTGGTAGAGCAACCGTCTTGTAATCGGTAGGTTGGAGGTTCGATTCCTCCCGGTGGCTCCAGAGATGCCCGGTGTATGCCGGACAAAGCATCATCTTGTGGTGGTGCTTTATATGCCGAGTGCAGCAGCAGAAGCGGAAGCGGCGGCCATGGACAACGCCGTGGACGTGTGGCGGCTCAATGCCGCCTCTCGGCTCCAAACGCAGATGGAAAGCAAAAGAGGCACTGCGCGATTAAATTAAATGCCAATGGGCGGCTGGACAACCTACTGTCCGCCATATGCCGCTCCTCGCCGCTTGAGGCGGGCGGTGGCACCACAAGCGCACGAGCTGGAGAGGGCAAAAAAGCCGCCCCCGGAGGGGCGGCAGGATTAGCTCAGAATTTCTTTCAGCTTGTCCAAATTCCAGGCATTGGGGCTGACCTTGCCGCTCTCCCAGCGGGATATCACGGCCTGGTTAACGTCCATAAATATGATACTGTCAATACATATTTTGAAAAATATTTGCCGCCCCGCAGTTGCAGGAGACGGGGGTGGCCCCAACGAGAGGAAACGCATGGCGGGATATTCCCCCGCCGCCTCTCAAACAAAAGATCAGGGCTAGGCCGACGGGCCGAAAAGGGAGGTGCCACCTTACTCCCCTGCCCTGAGTCAACATAAAGGTGGGAAGCAAAATAGAAAGGGTGGTATCTACATGAACGAACTAATCAAAGTTGACTTTAGCGGCGAAAAGCCAGCAGTATCAGCGCGGGAACTCCACGAGTTTCTAGAGGTAGAAACACCGTACCACAAGTGGTTTCCCCGTATGTGCGAATATGGATTCGCTGAAAACGAGGATTACGCAGTCACGGACATTTTTGTCCATAACCCCGCTGGCGGCCCTCAGAGCATGAAAGATGCCGCCGTCTCTATCGATATGGCCAAGGAGATCTGCATGCTCCAGCGGAACGAGAAGGGGAAGATTGCCCGGAAGTATTTCCTCCAATTGGAGAAGGATTGGAATAGCCCCGAAAAGGTAATGGCCCGTGCGCTCCAGATAGCAGATCGAAAGATTAAGATGCTGGAGGCGGAGAAGGAGGCTAACCGGCCGAAGGTGCTGTTTGCGGATTCCGTGGCTGCCTCCAATACATCCATACTGGTTGGAGAGCTGGCAAAGCTCCTCAAGCAGAATGGGGTGGACACTGGGCAGAACCGACTCTTTGACTGGATGCGGAACAACGGATATCTGATCCGCAGAGAAGGCACGGATTACAACATGCCCACACAGCGCTCAATGGAATTGGGCCTGTTTGAAATCAAGGAAACCAGCATCACACATGCAGATGGGCATGTTACGGTGAACAAGACCCCGAAGGTGACGGGGAAAGGACAGCAGTTTTTTATCAACATGTTTCTTGGTTGACAACCCACACGGGTGTATCGCTTAACAGGCTGTGACGGCTGGCCGGATCCGAGCCAGTGCTCGACAGTAGGCGGCGAAAAGCATTTAAAAGCATTTAAAAGCATTTCAAAAGCAAAACGAAAGCAAGGGAGAGAGAAAGAAAAGGTCCCCCTCTTGATGGCCCCCTTTATCCCCCCTCTCCCTTCCCCCCGATCCCCCTATCTCTTACCCCCCTATAATCCCCCCTTAATCTCCCCCGAAAAGAAAGAGAGAGGGCGCGCTCTGTCGGTGGCGGTGGGGGGCATTTGTAGACTCTACTTAGGCGAGAGGTGGTGAGCCCGTTGTGGCAAAAGGCAAATATCAGCGGTGGCTGGAGCCGGACGGGCTCCTGCTGCTGGAGGGCTGGGCCCGGGATGGGCTGACAGACGAGCAGCTTGCCGAAAAAATGGGAATAAACCCCGCAACCTTGTACGACTGGAAGAATAAGCATCCCGAGATTTCCGAGGCCCTAAAAAAGGGCAAGGAGATCGTGGATATCCAGGTGGAAAACGCGCTCCTGAAACGGGCCTTGGGCTATGAGTACATGGAGGAGCGGGTGGAGATCAGCGAAAAGGACGGCCGGAAGGTCATCCAGACGACAAAGACTGTGCCACCGGACACCACAGCACAGATTTTCTGGCTAAAGAACCGACGGCCGGATAAGTGGCGTGATAAGCCGGAAGAACAGACGGAGGCTGCGACGCAAACTATAGAGGCGTATCTGCGAGAGCAGGGGAACAAGGACGGCGGCAATTATGAGTACTGAGAGAGGGCGGAGGCATGAGTAAGGTAAACCTACGCAATGCGGGCTATTATATCCAGCACTATCTCATGATCCGCACCAAGTCCGGGCGGCTAGTACCTCTGCAATTTAACCCACCGCAGCAAAAACTGTATAGGGCCATAGCGGCGCAGGCAAAAGCCGGGAGGCCGATCCGCATTATCATTCTCAAGGCTCGGCAAATGGGATTTTCTACTGTTACGGGCGGCCTCATCTTCCACCGGACAGCCACGCGGGAGCTAGTGGAAAGCCTGGTGGTGGCCCACCAAGAGGATGCAACGGCAAACCTGTTTGCCATGTATCGACTCTTTTACGAGGAGCTGCCCAGGCCGATACAGCCCCTCAAAAAGGCAAGTAACGCCCAGGAGCTAGTGCTGGAGAACCCCACCACAAACCCCGACCGAAAGAAGCGTGAACCGGGCCTGCGAAGCCGAATACGGTGCGCCACGGCAGGCGGCAGGGGCGTTGGACGGTCATTTACAGTCCGCAACGTCCACCTGTCCGAGTTCGCCTTCTGGCCGGGCCGAAAACTAATCACTTATGCAGGCATTATGCAGTCCGTTCCGGATCAGCCGGACACAATGGTCGTGATAGAGAGCACGGCCAACGGTTACGACGAGTTCAAAGACCTTTGGGATGATGCCGTGGATGCGTGGGGCAGGGGTGAGCGGGACGGATTTATGCCCATCTTCTTCGCCTGGTGGGAGATGCCGGAGTACCGGCGGCCTGTGCCGGCCGATTTCCAGCCAACGGAGGAGGAGGAGGCAATCAAGGCGACTTACCACCTGGACGACGAGCAACTCGTCTGGAGGCGCTGGTGCATCCGAAACAACTGCGGCGGTGACCTGGATTTGTTCCGGCAGGAGTACCCGGCCAGCCCCGACGAGGCGTTTGTGGCGAGCGGGCGCTGCATCTTCGACCAGGCCGCACTCATTCTGCGACGGCAGCAGGTGCGGAACCTGGAACGGAGCGTGGGACGGTTCGTCTATGACTACGACGGAAGTACCATCAACAACATTCGGTGGGTCGACGCCTGGGACGGAGAGATCATCATCTACCAGGAGCCGGAGGACGGTCACCCCTATGTTATTGGCGCGGACACCGCTGGGGAGGGCTCCGACTTTTTCGTGGGCCAGGTACTAGACAATGCCACGGGGAGGCAGGTTGCCGTTCTGCGGCAGGAGAGCGGCGAGGGCGAGTTCGTGCGGCAGCTCTATTGCCTGGGCAGGTACTACCATGATGCTCTGCTGGGGGTGGAGGCCAACTTTTCCACGTTCCCCAATACGGAGCTGGAGCGGCTGGGCTACCGTAACCTGTACGTCCGGGAGACCCTGGACAACTATACCAACAAGCCACGGCAGTCCTACGGCTTCCGCACGGATCGCATTTCCCGGCCGCTCATCATCAGCGAGCTGGTGGAGTTGGCCGCGCAACGGCTGGAGCTCATTCAGGATCACGAGACACTGGGCGAGATGCTGACCTTTGTCCGGAACGAGGCCGGGAGAGCCGAGGCCCAGGAGGGGAAGCACGACGACTGCGTTATGGCCCTGGCGATTGCCCACCACATCCGCCCGCAGCAGAGATACACCGTGGAGGCCGCCAAGGAGGCGGGCGGCGCGGTGTGGGACGACTCCATGTGGGAGGACTACAACAACGCAAGCCCGGAGGAGCGGGAATACCTGATTAAGAAGTGGGGGGAACCCAAGCAATGAAAAAGAGAGACAAAGACCGGCTGCGGCTTTGGCAGGACAGGCTCAGGAGGGCCAACGCGGCGTATGAGCCGGAACTGTCCAAAATGGACGGGCGGGAGGAGCTCTACCAGGGCTGCAACCGCATCCGGCCCATCGTTTGCACCGCCCGCAAGAGGGAGACCCCCCACGTGCGCAACCTGTGCGCCGAGCTGGTGGAGAGCCAGGTGGACAGCAACATCCCCCAGCCCAAGGTCACGCCCCGGCGCAGGGAGGACGAGTGGCGGGCCAAGCTCATCGAGGACATGCTGCGCAACGAGCTCGACCGGCTGCCCTTTGAGGCCATGAATGACATCATGGAGCGCACCATCCCCATCCAGGGCGGAGGGGCCTTCCTGGTGGAGTGGGACAACAGCAAGGCGGGCAGCGCCACCGTGGGAGAGCTGGCCGTCTCCACCCTCCACCCAAAGCAGATCATTCCCCAGGACGGGGTTTACACCGGCGTGGAGGATATGGACTACATCATTCTCAAAATTCCCCAGACCAAGGGGTACATCAAGCGTACCTACGGCGTGGACGTGTCTGAGGAGGCAGAGGAGGAACCCGACGTCAAGGGCGGCAGCGGAGAGGGCACGGCCGACGATATGGTGACCCAGTATGTGGCCTACTACCGCAACCCGGACGGGGGGATTGGCCTGTTTTCCTGGGTGAACGACACGGCGCTGGAGGACTTGGAGGACTACCAGGCCAGGCGGCTGCGCCGGTGCGCCCGGTGCGGAGCGGTGGAACCCCTGGAGGCCGAACCAGTGGA